ATGCCGATCATGGCTCGGGCTCACGCTGTGACGTGCTCGCCGCGGTGCCGCAAGGCCCGGTCGCGCGCACGCCGCACGGTCCCGGCCGAGCTCGCGCAGCGCCCGCGATGGGTGCGCCGCACCTCGTCGAAGGTGCCGGTCGCCGTCGACGGCGAGGTCGCGAGCAGCACGGACCCGGCGACCTGGTCGACGTACCGGGCCGCGGCCGCCTCGACGGCCGGCGCCGGGCTCGGGTTCGTCCTCGACGGCGACGGCGTCGTGTGCCTCGACCTCGATCACGCCCTCGACGACCAGGGCGACGCGCTGCCGTGGGCGCAGCGCATCCTCGACGCGGCCGGCCCGACGTGGGTCGAGCGGTCGGTGTCCGGTGAGGGGCTGCACGTGTGGGGCACGGGCGCCCTGCCGCGCGGGCGCCGCATCACGGTCGACGGCGGCGGCTCGGTCGAGCTGTACGGCGACGGCCGGTACATCGCGGTCACGGCCGACACATGGGGCGACACGCCTCGTCGGCTCGGCGACCTGCGGCACGTAATCGACTCTCTGCTGTAGCGGCCCGACACGGGTGTGCTGCGGCGCGCACCCGACACGGGAGGTACAGCCATGGCAGGCATGGGCCCTGCGCCGAAGGACCCGAGTCGTCGGGCCCGGCGCAACAAAGACACCGTTCCGCAGACGTTGCTCAGGTGGGAGCGGGCCGAGGCTCCCGAGCTCCCCGACTTCCGGGTCGAGCGCGACGGCGAGTTGACCGACTTCGTGTGGCCCGAGCGCACCCGCGAGTGGTGGCAGATGTGGATCGACAGCCCGCAGGCCGAGCACTTCGGGTCGTCCGACTGGCAGTACCTACTCGACACCGCCCTGATTCACGCGCGGCTGTGGCGCGGTGAGCTGTCGGCCGCGGCCGAGCTGCGGCTGCGCGTCGCAGCGTTCGGCGCGACGCCGGCGGACCGGGCGCGGCTGCGCATGGTGTTCGCCGAGGCGGACGGGGCCGACGAGGGCCGCGGCGCGTCCGGCGGCCCGTCGGCGAAGGAACGTTACGGCCAACTGCGGTCGCTGCCCGGCGGGAAGACCGGCACGGGCTCGGGTGAGTAGTTCGGGGGTCCGTCATGCCGTGGCGGGGTCCTGAGTACGAGGGCGAGCTGCCCACCCTCGGGTGGCAGGTGCTCGATTGGATGACCGCGTATCTCGCGGCGCCGGACCGGGCCGAGTACGAGCCGTACGTGCCAACTGCCGAGATGGCCGAGTTCGTGCTGCGGTACTACGAGCTCAACCCGATCACGGGCCGCCGGATCATCCGGCGCGGTGTCATCAGCCGGCCGCGTGGGTGGGGCAAGTCCCCGTTCGTGTCCGCGATCGCGCTCGCCGAGGCGTGCGGCCCGGTCGTCCCGGACGGTTGGGACGCGGACGGCGAGCCGGTCGGCATGGGTTGGGACCGGGTGCGTACGCCGCTCGTGCAGCTCGCCGCGGCGACGGAGAAACAGACCGAGAACTCGTGGATGCCGCTACTCGAAATGGCGCGCTCGGGCCCGGCCGTCGACGAGTACGGGCTCGAACCGCTCGACACGGTCGTCTATTTGCGGCGCGGGAAGATCGAGCCGATCACCGCCTCGGCGACGTCCGCGAAGGGCGCGAAGGCGTGCTTCGCGAGCCTCGACCAAACCGAGGATTGGCTGCCCGCGAACGGCGGCCGGAAGCTCGCGAAGACCATGCGGTTCAACGCGGGCAAGATCGGCGGCAGCCTGATCGAGACCCCGAACGCTTTCACCCCGGGCGAGGAGTCCGTTGCCGAGCAGTCCGCGGCCGACTGGAAAGCGATTCGCGAGGGCCGGTCGCGCGGTGCGGGTCTGCTGTACGACCACCGCGAAGCGCCGGCCGACACCGACATGACCGACGAGCAGTCGCTCGTGTACGGGCTGCGGGTCGCGTACGGCGACAGCAGCGATCACCCCGACGGGTGCGTGCTGCACGACCCGCCGTGCGCGCCGGGTTGGTCGCCGATCGAGCGGCTCGCCGCGGATTTCTGGGACACCTCGAACGACCCGCAGGAACTCAGAGCGGACTATCTGAACCAGATCACGCACGCCGCCGACTCGTGGCTGTCCGAGCCCGAGGTGCGCGCGGCGTCCGACCTCGACAAGGTCGTCGAGCCGGGCGAGCGCATCGTGCTCGGGTTCGACGGGTCGCGGAAGAGGAACCGCAAGGTCACGGACGCGACCGCGCTCGTCGGGTGCAGGCTCAGCGACGGGCACGTGTTCCCCATCGGCGTGTGGGAGCAGCCCGACCGGATGCCGGTCGGTCCGGACGGCAAGCCGGGCGAGTGGCAGGTGCCGGTCGTCGAGGTGCTCGCCGCGGTGCACGAGGCGTTCGACCGGTACGACGTCGTCGGCATGTACGCCGACCCCGCCAAGTGGGAAAGCCACGTTGCGGATTGGGAAGCGGCGTACGGGCGGCGGCTCAAGGTGCAGGCGACCCGTGCGCACCCCGTCGAGTGGTGGATGACCGGCGGCCGGTCGGTGCTGATCGTGAGAGCCCTTGAGAAGTTTCATACGGCCCTCGTCGAGGGCGAGTTGACGCACGACGGGTCGTCGTCCCTCGTGCGGCATCTGCTCAACGCCCGGCGCCGCAAGACGCGTTCGGGCATTCAGATCACGAAGGAACACCCCGACTCGGCGAAGAAGATCGACGCCGCGGTCGCCGCCGTACTGGCGTGGCAGTGCCGCCTCGACGCGATCGCGGCCGGCGTCAACGCCGAGGAACCCGAGATGTGGGGCGGCACATTCTGACGAGCCCGGAAAGGGGGCGACGACGTGCTCGACGACACCCCGGACTCGCCGGATTGGTGGCTGTTGCGGCTCGGCCGGAAGCTGCGCAAGCGGCAGGGGCAGCTCGACGACTGGTGGCGGTACTACCGGGGGAAGCCGGATCTTCCGCAACTCCCGCGGAACGCCGAGCAGGCGTTCGTCGACTTCCAGCGCAAGAGCCGCACGAACTTCTGCGGGATGATCTCGAACGCGTCCGTTCACCGGCTGCTCGCCCTCGGCGTGACCGGCCCGGACGGGCAGCCGGACACGGCGGCGTCGCGGTGGTGGCAGGCGAACCGACTCGACAGCCGACAGAAGTTGGTATGGCGGGTCGCGATGACGCAGAGCGTCGGGTACATGCTCGTCGGCCCGCACCCGACCCGGGTCGAGGACAACGGCCGACCGTCGCCGCTGATCACCCCGGAGCACCCGCGCGAGTGCATCGTCGAGTACGACCCCGAGACGGGCGAGCCGTACGTCGGGCTCAAGGCGTGGCACGACGACGTCGACGGCTACGGGCACGCCCGCGTGTTCTACGACGACCGGTCGTTTCCGTACCGGACGCGCGAGCGTACGAGCGGGCGCCTGCCGTGGGGGCCCGACTCGTGGGTGTACGCGGGCGAGAGCGACGAGGGCGAGCCGCACGACCTCGGGCGGCTGCCGCTGGTCGAGTTCGCGCGCATGCCCGATCTCGGCGAGGACCCCGAGCCCGAGTTCGCGGGCGTGCTCGACATTCAGGACCGCGTGAACATGGGGATCTTGAACCGCATGGCGGCGTCGCGGTACTCCGGGTTTCGGCAGAAGTGGGTCAAGGGGCACCGGTTCGCGAAGCGCACCGACCCGGCGACCGGCATCACGGTCGTTGAGCAGCCGTTCACGCCCGGCCCTAATACGGTGTGGGCGTCCGAGGGCGAGAACGCGCAGTTCGGGCAGCTCGACGCGACCGACCTGCGGCCGTTCCTCGACGAACACGCGGCCGACGTCCGCGACATGCTGATCGTGTCGCAGACCCCCGCGTACTACTACGCGGGCGACCTGATCAACATCAGCGCGGACACCGTCGCTGCCCTCGACCTCATGCACGTCGCGAAGTGCCGCGAGCACATCGCGGCGTTCGGCGAGGGACTCGAAGACGTGATGAGCCTCGCGGCGGCGCAGGCCGGCATGCCCGAGGACTACACCGAGGCCACCGTGCGGTGGACCGACCCGCAATATCTGTCCCCGGCGGTCAAGGCCGACGCCGCGACCAAGCTGTCGAGCATCGGCTACCCGCTCGCGGTCATCGCGGAAGACATGGGCGAGACCCCGCAGCGGGTGCAGCGCATCAGCGCGGCCGCCGCGTCCGAGCGGCTGCTCGCCGCGTCGCTGCTGCCGGCGCCGACCGCGCCGACGGCCGGCAACCTGCCGGACGCGGGGGCGACGGATGAGTGAGGCCCTACAGGCGGCGCTCACCGAGCGATACGACTCGCTGTCGACGTCGCTGCGGTCGAGGGTCGTGCAGTTCGTCCTCGACGCGTTCGACAGTCTCGGCGGTCACCGCGACGGCGACGCCGCCGAGTTCATCGAGCACGTGCTGCCGGTCGTGCTCGCCGCTCAGCAACAGATGGGGCAGATCACCGACGCCTATCTGTCCGCGATGATCGCCGACATGCTCGGCGGCGCGGCGGCCCCGACCGGCGTCGCCCTCGACGAGGCCCTGCGCGGCGTCGACCCGGCCGAGGTCTACACCCGGCCGTTCGTCACCACGTGGACGGCGCTTGCGCAGGGCAAGGCGTACGCGCAGGCGGTCGCCGAGGGCCGTACGCGGCTGCTGTCGATCACCGAGACCGACATGCAGCTCGCCCGGACGCACGCGGCCCGGCAGTCCATGCAGCGTGGCGGCGTGCGGTACTTCCGGCGCGCGCTGCGCGGCCCGGGGAACTGCGCGCTGTGCACGATCGCCTCGACGCAGCGGTACCGCGTCGAGAACCTCATGCCGATTCACCCGGGCTGCAACTGCAAGCCCGAGCCGCTCGTCGGCAGCCGCGACCCGGGGCAGATCATCGACGAGGCGCTGCTGCGCGAGGCGCACGACGCCGTCGCGAAGGCGGTCGGGCAGTCCGACGCCGGCGGCCGCACCCCGGATTACCGGCAGGTGATCATCACCCGCGAGCACGGCGAGTACGGGCCGCTGCTCGCCGTCCGCCGGCACGAGTTCACGGGGCCCGACGACGTCTCGTCGTGACTCCGGGCGCCGACACGGCGCACCCCACTAGCTCACCCTGACCCGACACGGGAGACACCACCATGCGCACGCGCACCCTGCCCCGCCATGCCCGGACCGGGCAGCTCGCCCTCGGCTGGCGGAAGGCTCGCCACGGCGAGGACCCCGACGAGCTGTACCCGGTGTGGCCGATCCTCGGCGGCGCCGAGGACGGCGACGGCGGCGACGACGGCGACGACGGCGACCAGGGCGACGGCGACCAGGACGGCGACGACGGCGGCAACTCCGACAAGGGGTCGACCGGCGACGACGGCAAGGACTGGCGGGCCGAGGCCGAGAAGTGGCAGGCGCTCGCGCGGAAGCACGAGCAGCGTGCGAAGGAGAACGCCGGCGCCGCGAAGGAACGCGACCGGCTGCGCCGCGAGGGGCTGCCCGAGCAAGAGCGCAAGATCGACGAGGCGGTCGCGAAGGCGCTCGCCGAGGAACGGTCGAAGCACGGCGCGAAGCTCGCCCGGCAGGCGTTCCTCGCGGCGGCGAAGGGCGCGATCGAGAACGCCGCCGAGGTCGCCGACGACGTCAACCTCGCCCGGTACGTGGGCGACGACGGCGAGGTCGACGAGGCGGGGCTCGCCGAGCTCGTGAAGCGGCTCGCGCCGAAGAAGTCCGGCACGGACGAGAACGACGAGGACGACGACCGCGAGGGCGGGCGCGACACGCGTCGGCGCCGCGGCCGCGGATTCGACCAGGGCGCCCGCCGGGGCGGCGGCAAGGGCTCGGGCGGCGGCGTGGCTGCCGGTCGTGACCTGTACCGCGAGCTGCTCGGCAAGGGCGCTGACAAGAGCTGACCACACGAAGGAAATGGATCATGATCCTTGCTCAGGTAACCGAGCAGTTCGGGTCTGACGATCAGTCGTGGCTCGGGTCCGCGCACGGCACGGACTCGACCGAGACGATCGTTCTGGACACCTCCACTTTCACGGCCGCGACGCACTACCCGGATGGGTACTTCAAGTCGGGCATTCCGCTCGGCCGGATCACGGCCGGCGGCAAGTACGGCCCGTACGACGGCGCCGCGACCGACGGCCGCGAGGCCCTCGTCGGGTTCCTGTTCGCCGCGGTCAAGGCCCCGGCCGACACCACCCTCGACCCCGCGGCCGCGCTGCTCACGCACGGCAAGGTGCGCGAGTCGAGGCTGCCCGTTCCCGTCGACGCCGACGGTAAGACCGACGTCGCCGGTTCGATCCGGTTCGTCTGAGAGGACAGATCATCATGAGTTGGACTCTCGACACCGAGTTCATCGAGCCGACCGAGCTCACCGGCCTTATCCGGGCCGCCCTCGCCGATCTTCAGGTGAACCGCTTCACGCTGTCGCGGTGGCTGCCGAACGTCGAGGTCGACGACATCGCGTACGAGTTCGTCAAGGGCGGCGGCGGGCTGTCCGAGACCGCGTCGTACCGCTCGTGGGACGCCGAGAGCAAGATCGGCCGCCGCGAGGGGCTCGGCAAGGTCATGGGCGAGCTGCCCCCGATCTCCGAGAAGATTCTGCTCAACGAGTACGACCGGCTGCGTCTGCGGAAGCTCACCCGCGACGACGCGCTGCCGTTCATCGCGCGGGACGCGCAGCGTCTCGCCCGGAACATCGGCGCCCGGTTCGAGCTCGTGCGCGGGCAGGCCCTCGTCAACGCACAGGCACCGATCCCCGAGTTGCAGCAGACCGTCGACTTCGGCCGGTCGCCCGAGCACTCGGTCGTCGCCGCGGTGCTGTGGTCCGAGCACGCGACCGCGACGCCGATCGACGATCTCGAAGCGTGGGTGCAGACCTACATCGACACCAACGGGTCGGCGCCCGCCGTGATCCTCATGCCGCGGCAGGTGTTCCAGAACATGCGGCAGTGCGAGCAGGTGCAGCGGCTCGCGTTCCCGCTCGCGCCCGCGGGGCAGACGCCGCTCGTCTCGGCCGACCAGGTCTCGACCGTGATCGAATCCATGGGGCTGCCGCCGATCGAGATGTACGACGCGCAGGTGCGGGTCGACGGCACCTCGACCCGGATCACGCCGGGCAACGCGCTCGTGCTGCTGCCCGAGGCGGGCGCGTCGAGCGCGGCGTCGCCGACCGAGCTCGGCGCGACGCTGCTCGGTACGACGGCCGAGGCGCTCGAAGACGACTACTCGCTCGCCCCGGGCGATCAGCCGGGCATCGTGGCCGGCACGTGGAAGACCAAGGACCCCGTACGTCTGTGGACGCACGCGGCCGCGGTCGGTATGCCGATCCTGCGCGAGCCGAACCTCACGTTCAAGGCGCAGGTACTCGCATGAGCGGGCGGCGCCTGATCGCGTACGTGCACGTCGCCGGGGCTGTCTACGGCCCCGGCGACGACGTGCCGCCCGAGGTCGCGCGCCGGATCGGCGCCCATGCATGGGCGCCGGCCGACGGCGACCAGGACGACGGCGGCGAGCAGCAACTCGACGACCAGGGCGACGGCGACCAGGCGCCGGCCCCGAGCGAGGCGCCGCCCCGCTCGGGCCGCGGCTCGGGCGTCGAGGCGTGGCGCAAGTTCGCCGAGCAGCACGACGTCGAGGTGCCCGCGGACGCCACCCGCGAGGACGTGATCGCCGCGTGCGAGGCGGCCGGCGTCATCGAGCCGGAGGTGTAGCAGCCATGAGCACGCCGACGCCCCCGCCGCCTTTCGCGACGGTCGAGGACTACGAGGCCCGCGCGGGCGTCCGGCTCGTCGAGCCGCAGCGCTCGCAGGTCGAGGCGTACCTCGACGACGCGTCGGCGCTCATGCGGCGGCACATCCCGGCAGGGTTCACGCCGGACCCGGCGACGACGAAAGCGATCGCGGTCGCCGTCGTCCGCCGGGTCATGGCGAACCCGGGCGGCTACCGGCAGCGTTCGATCGGCCAGTATTCCGAGACGCTCGGCGAGAACGGCGGTCTCTACCTCACCGAGGACGAGATCGACATGTTGCAGCCCGAGGACAACGCGGACCCGGACGCCGACGGCGCGTACACCCTCGGCATGCGCGACGAGGGGCTGCCCGGGTGGCACCCCGACCCGTGCGACTGGCAGCCGCTCGGCTGGACACGGGGGCGGCTGTGATCGGGCTCGATCTGCTGCCGCACCTCGTCGAGGTCGAGCACCCCGGCAGCACAACGGACCGGTACGGCAACGTCGTTGACGACTGGTCGGCCTCGACCCGGACGCCGGTCCGGGCGTGGGTGCAGCAGAACACCGGGGCCGAGGACACCGACCAGCGGAACGCGCAGATCGGCGAATGGCTCATGATCTGCAACCCCGTCGACACCTCGGGCGGCGCGCTCACGGTGTACGGCGAGGATCGCGTGCACTGGGCCGGTACCCGGTTCGAGGTCGTCGGGCCGGCGGGCCCGGCGTACACCCCGATCGAGCTGCATCACTACGAGATCAGGCTGCGAGTAGTGGAGGGGTGACCATGGCACGATCCTCGTTCCGGCCCAACCGGCGGAACATCGCGGGGTTCCTGCGCTCCCCGGAGACGCGGGCGCTGATCGAGCGGAAGACCCGCGCCGCCGAGGCGGCCGCGTCCGACGCGGCGAAGGCCGAGGGGTGGGGCGGTCAGTTCCGCACGGACGTCGAGACCGGCGACGCACGCGCCCGTGGCGCCGTGATCGGCGACTACTCGACGCCGTACCCCGAGGTCTCACGGCGGGCGTTGCTGCGCGGCCTCGACGCCGCCCGGGGCGCCGAGTGATGGCTGCGACGATCGTCTTCCCGGACGCGGCCGCGCTCGCGTGCACCTACGTGCGCGAGCAGCTCGTCGCCCGCGGCATGCAGGTGCCGGTCGGCACCCGCGTGCCGAACCCGCGGCCGCCGCGGTTCGTTCGGATCGAGCGGATCGGCGGCCCCCGCCTCGACCTCGTCACCGACCGGCCCCGCCTCGACGTCCATTGCTGGGGCGCGAGCGAGGAAGACGCGCACGATCTCGCGCAGCTCGTGCGCGCGCTGCTGCTCGCTATCCCGGGGTGGCGCGGCGCGGCCGCGTACGACGTCGCCGAGGTCGGCGGCCCGAACACGCTGCCCGACCCGACGTCGGGGCAGGACCGGGTCGCGCTCGCTGTCGAGATCGAGCTGCGGGGCAAAGCCCTCGCCTGAATCGGGGCTCACCCTCCCCAGACCACACCCCCCGGACCGCGTCGCGGCCGGGGTTTCTTCATGGAGGACTCATGTCCACACCGACCCCGGTGTCGCTCGAAGCGGGGCTTCACAACGAGTACATCCGTAAGCAGCTCATGCAGGCTGTTTACGCCGCGGACTACACCGCGCCCGTGATCGAGTCGCCGGTCGGCGCCGACGGCTCGCTCGCCGCGATCCCGGCCGAGTACGTGCCGGTCGGCTACACCACCGACGACGGTCTGACGTTCACGGGCGATCTGTCCATGGCGGACGTGACGAGCTCGCAGTCGGTCGAGCCGACCCGGTCCGACGTCGAGTCGGACGTGCTGAGCGCGCAATTCGCGCCGCAGGAAACGAATCAGGCGACGGTCGCTCTGTTCGAGGGGCTGCCGCTGTCGGGCACGGGCGCGCTGCCGGCGGTCGGTTCCGCGTGGCAGTGGGACCGGGCCGCGACGCCGCAGAACCCTTACCGGCGGCTGCTGTTCATCGGCCTCGATTACAGCGACACGGGCGACGAGATTTACGTCGTCAAGTTCTTCCCGCGTGCCCGGCTCACCTCGCGCGACGACGAGCAGTGGGCCCGCTCGACGGAGACGCAGCGCCCCGTGACGTTCAACGCGTTCCGCGACTCGGCGCTGAACACCTCGTGCCGCAACTGGGTCGACGGGCCCGGGTGGCGCGCGTTCGCTCCGCCGGCGCCGCCGCCCGCGGGCTGACCCCCGCCCCCTGATCGGGCGGGGGGCGGCGGTTCTGGGTGAGCCCCGACCGCCCCTCGCCCTCTCTCATGCTCACCCGCTGCTCACCCGAGGAAGAGAGCTCGATCATGTCCAAGCCCGGCAAGGCCCGTTACAAGCTGTCGGCCGTCAAGGCGAGTTACGCCGAGGCAGTCGGCGGCGAGCTCGTCGAGGTCGAGACCGACGACGGCAAGACGTACACGTTCCCGCACCCGCTGTTCACCGCCGACGCGCTCGCGAAGGAGATCGACGCCGCGGACGGCGACGAGCACCGAGCGCGCATTCTGCTCGGCGAGCAGTGGGACGACTTCGTAAAGAGCGGCGGCGACGCGAACGGGCTCGTCCTGGTCTACGTCGCGGCCCGCTCTGAGATGCAGGAGACGCTCAACAAGCACCGCCCTACGAAGAGGTAAGCGGCGACGAGGCCGACGACGAGCCGGCCGACGCCGTTTACACCGTGCTCGACGTCCTCGGCGATCACCCCGAGGCCGTCGAGGCGGACCTGATCCGCTACTACGGGCATGCCCACGGACCGGGCGGCCCGCTCGCCGCTTTCTGGCGCGGCGAGATCACGCTGCGGCTCCTGCGGGTCCTGGTCGAGGCGCTGCCGCCCGACTCGGCAACCGGCCGCGCGCACGCCGGGCACCACTGGTCGCACCTCGACTACGCGTCGGCCGACACGGTCGATTTGCTCGCGCTGCTCGTGACGCAGTTCGCGAACGCCCACCGCGACCCGAAGAAGCCGGCCGTACCGATGCCCGAGCCCGGGTGGCGGCCGGGCGACCCGCTGCCCGACGAGGTCGAGGCCGCAGCAGAAGAGAAGAGAGCGAAGGCGCGAGCGGCGTACGACCGCATCACCTCGCAGGTACTCCCCGGGAAGGGGTGATCCGTCGTGCCGGTCGAGGTCGGCGTCGGTTACGTCTCGATCGTTCCCGAGACCCGGGGGTTCGGCCGGCTGCTAGATCAGCAGCTCTCGGGCGATGCGGCTCGCGTCGGCGACGCCGCGGGCCGCACGTCCGGGCAGGGGTTCCTCGGCGGTATGGGCGGGGTCCTGAAAGCGGGGATCGCCGGTCTCGCCGCCGGGGCGGGCGCACTGTTCGCGGCCGGGTTCGCGAAGGCCGTCGAGCAAGACAAGTCGAACGCGAAGCTCGCGGCGCAGCTCGGTCTCAACGAGCAGCAGTCGGCCCGGCTCGGCAAGGTCGCCGGCAGCGTCTACGCGAAGGGCTACGGCGAGAGCGTCGACCAGGTGAACGAGGCGCTCAAGGCCCTCGCGCAGAACTCGGTCGTCGCGGTCAACGCCCCGAAGAAGGATCTCGCGGGACTCAGTAAGGCCGCGCTCAACCTGTCCGAGACGTTCGGCGTCGACGTCTCCGACTCGGCGCGCGCTGCGGGTCAGATGATCCGTACGGGCATGGCGAAGGACGCGACGCAAGCGTTCGACCTGTTGACCCGCGGATACCAGTCGGGCGCCGACAAGGCGGGCGACCTCGCCGACACGGTCAACGAATACTCGACGCAGTTCCGGAAGTTGGGGCTCGACGGTGGGCAGGCCCTCGGCCTCGTCTCGCAGGCCCTCGCGAACGGTGCGCGCGACTCGGACGTCGCCGCGGACGCGCTGAAAGAGTTCTCGATCAGGGCCGTCGACGGGTCGAAGACGACCGCCGACGGGTTCAAGATGATCGGGCTCAACGCGTCCGACATGGCTGCGAGGATCGGCAAGGGCGGCACCTCGGCGTCGACCGCGCTCGACCTCACCCTCGACAAGCTGCGCGGGATCGAGGACCCCGTGAAGCGGTCGCAGGCCGCGGTCGCGCTGTTCGGCACGCAGGCCGAAGACCTCGGCGACTCGTTGTACTCGATGGACCCGAGCAAGGCGACAGCCGCGCTCGGCTCGGTCGGCGGCGCCGCCGACAAGATGGGCAAGACCCTGCACAACACCGCCTCGAACAACATCGAAGTGTTCAAGCGGCAGGCGTTGCAGGGGCTCGCCAACGTCGCGGACAAGTACGCCTTGCCCGCCCTGTCGAAGTTCGGCGGATTCCTCAACCAATACGTTCTGCCGCCCGCGCGGGTCGTCGGCGGCGCCCTGGTCGACGTCCTCGTGCCCGCGGTCAAGGCCACGGGTTCGGCGTTCGCGGGTGGGGTGCAGTGGGCCAAGGACTACGGCGCATGGCTGCTGCCGCTCGGCATCGCTATCGGCGGCATCGCGGTCGTGGCCGGCGCCTCGACCATCGGCACGTGGGCCATGACCGCCGCGTTCACGGTGTACCGCGGGGTCATCCTCGCGACGACCGCGGTCACGCGCGGGTGGGCAGTCGCGCAGGGCATCTTGAACGCGGTCATGTCGGCGAACCCCGTCGGTTTGATCATCGTCGGGATTCTCGCGCTCGGCGCCGCCCTGGTCGTCGCGTATCAGAAGAGCGAGACGTTCCGGGCGATCGTTCAAGGTGCCTGGCAAGGCATCCAAACGGCCGCGTCCGTCGCGTGGAACTCGTTCCTGAAACCGGCGCTTTCGGGCATCTGGTCGGCGCTGCAAGCGGTCGGCACGGCCGCCTCGTGGCTGTGGTCGACCGTGCTCTCGCCCGTGTTCTCGTTCATCGGCGCAGCCGCGAAGGTGCTGTTCGCCGTGGTCGTCGTCGCGGTCGTGACGCCGATCGTCCTCGCGTTCAAGGCGCTCGGCGCCGTCGCCGGTTGGCTGTGGAACAACGCGATCGGCCCCGCTTTCCGCGGGATCGTCGCGCTCGCCTCGTGGTGGTGGGCCGGCGTGAAGGTGTACTTCGGGCTCGCGAAGGCCGGCGTGCAGGCGGTCGGCGCCGTCGCGATGTGGTTGTACCGCAACGCCGTCCAACCGGCTTTCCGGGGAATCGTTTCTCTCGCCTCGTGGTGGTGGGCCGGGGTCAAGGTCTATTTCAACTTGATCAAGGCCGGGATTCGCGCCGTCGGCGCGGCCGGCACGTGGCTGTGGAAGAACGCGATTCAACCCGCTTTCCGCGGTATCGGCGCGGTCGGCTCGTGGCTGTGGAACAAGGCGCTCAAGCCGGTGTTCGACGCCGGAAAGCGCGGCGTCTCGCTGTTCGGCGGGGCGTTCCGCACCGCGAAGGACGCGATCAGCAAGGCATGGTCGCAGGTCTCGAAGATCGCCGCGAAGCCCGTGAACTTCATCATCGAGTTCGTCTACACCAAGGGCATCAAGGCCGTTTGGGACAAGGTCGCCGGGTTCGTCGGCCTCGGCAAGCTGCCGAAGGCGCCGAAGCTGCTCGCGGCCGGCGGCACCGTCGGCGACGAGTGGGGCGCGGCCCGCCCGATGAAGGTCAACCGACCGACGGCGATCGTCGGCGAGGGCGACCCGCGTCATCCCGAGTACGTCATCCCGACCGACCCGAAGTTCCGCGGCCGGGCCCGTGCTCTGTGGGAGGCCGCAGGGCATCAGCTGATGGCCGACGGCGGCGTGATCGGCAAGCTCAAGGGGTGGGGTAGCTCGGCGGTCGACTGGACTGTCGGCAAGGCGAAGAAGATCGGCGGGGCCGTCATGGACGGTGTCGATTTCCTCGCGCACCCCGGGAAGCTGTGGGACAAGGCAACCAAGTTCATCCGCGACAAGATCGCGAAGATCGGTCAATCGCGGTGGGCGCAGGTCGCCGGGAAGATCCCGCTCAAGATGCTCACGGGGTTGAAGGACAAGGTCGTCAGCGCTGCCAAGAGCGCGTTCGACTTCGGCGGCGGGGGCAGCATCGGCGGCAAGGGCGTCAAGCGCTGGTCGTCGGTGGTCCTGCAAGCGCTCAAGCTCGTTGGGCAGCCCGCGAGCCTGCTACCGACCGTGCTGCGCCGCATGAATCAGGAGTCGGGCGGCAACCCCAAGGCGATCAACAATTGGGACATCAACGCCCGCAACGGCGTCGCGTCCCGCGGGTTGATGCAGGTGATCCCGCCGACGTTCGCGGCGTACGCCGGGCGGCTCCGTGGCCGTGGCATCTGGGACCCGCTCGCCAACATCTACGCGAGCATGCGCTACGCGCTGTCGAGGTACGGCTCGCTGTCGCGGGCGTACAACCGGCCCGGCGGCTACGCCGCGGGCGGCCGGCCGCGACCCGGCGAACTCGCGTGGGTCGGCGAGCACGGCCCCGAGCTCATGAAGTTCGGCGGCGGGGCCCGCGTCTGGGACAGCCGCACGTCGCTCGGCGGGATCGAAACGCTCACGACGGCGACCAGTCGGCTCGCCGACGAGGTCGGCGCCGCCCGCGTCGCCGGGCTGCGCACGACGCTCTCACAGGCGACCGCCGCGCGCACCGCGGCCGCGTCCGTCACCCCCGTTGCGGCGGGGCAGCAGTCGGCCCCGGCCGGGCTGCACGACGGGCAGCAGCTCGCGCTCGTCCTCGCCGACGGCACACAGCTCGACGCCTATGTCGACACCCGCGTCGACGCAGGTCTGACCACCGCCCGGCAGCGCAGCCGCGCGGGCGTGAAGGGAAGGTAACCCGATGCCGATGATCGTCGACCCGACGGCGCCGCACGTGACGCCGCCGGAACGGGTCACCTCGCCCGACGGGTGGCTCGCCGCCCTCGTCGACGAGCAGTGGGCGGGGGTAGTGCTGTCGTACGACGCGACGGCCGCCCCCGCCGCGCCGCGGGCCGCCGATATCCGGAAGGTGCGGATCGTGCGGCAGGACCCGCGCGCGGCCGCACCGGTCCCAGTCCGCTCGGGCGACGCGGCATGGGCCGTCGAGGGCATCGGCACCGCCTACGACCACGAGGCGCCGCTCGGCGTCCCCGTGATCTACATCGCGACGCCGATCTACGCCGACGGCACCGAGGGCCCCGCCTCGGCCCTGTCCGTCACGGTCCCGGCCCCCGTGCCGGGCGACGACCTCGATCTGTGGATCAAGAGCGTCGACGAGCCGGGGCTGTCGCTGCGCGCGATGCTCGTCGAGTGGTCCGGGGCGACCGCGGCCGGCAGGCAGGATGCGCTCGACGTCGAGGGCAGCCCGTACCGGGTCGTCGCCTACGACGAGCACGGCGCCGAGACCGTACAGGTCAAGATCGACGTACCGCCCGCGCGAGTCGACCAGGTGCGCGCGCTGCTGCGCTCCGGGGTGCTGCTCGCGCAGGTACGGCCGGGTTACCTCACCCCCGACGCGTTCCACGTGCCCGCGGATATCACCGGGCCGACGCCGACCGGCAAGCTCGGGTCGTCCGAGGGCTACCAATTCGCGTGGACGATCGAGCCGATCGAGCGCCCCGACACCGCCCGGCAGCCGATGCGCATGCCCGGGTGGTCGTACGACGCCGTCGAGGCCCGGTTCGACACGTACGACAGCGTCGCCGCCTCGTACCCGTCGTACGCGGCGCTGTCGACCGACGGGGTCACCTGATGATTCAGCTACCCCCGCCGGTGCTCGCCGCGCTGCCGACGGCGACACGTCGCACCGTGCGGGCCGAGTGGTCGAACGACGGCGGGCAGTCGTGGGAGTCGTGCAAGGTCGGTCCGGCCGAGGTCAAGGGGGACCGCACCGCGGAATGCCGTTGGTCGGGATCTGCCGACCTCGTCGGCGTCCCCACGGGACGCGACGGCGTGAACGTCGCGGCGACGCACGTGCGGCTGTGGGAAGGGATCGCGGCCCCGCGCAGCGACACGTATTGGGTGCCCGCAGGGTGGTACGTCGTCGACCAGGTGAACGAGGGCCGCACCGCGGTCTCGGTGAGTCTGCTCGGCCTCGAAGACGTCGTTCGCGGCGCGAGCCTGCCGGTCGCCCGGTCCGTCGAGACCGACAGCGCTCGCGCGATCGCCGCAACCCTGATCGCCGAGGCGCTGCCCCGCGCCCCGGTGTCGTGGCGGCCGCGGGTCGACGCCGACGCCCGCATTCCGGCGTTCCTCGTCGACGAGGAACGGTGGCAGGCGCTCAGCGGCGGCACCGACAGCTCGGGCACCTCGACCGGCATCGCGCCGGCGCTCGGCGCCGAGGTGTACGCGGACGCCCGCGGCGTCATCGTGTTCGCCCCGGTCCCGACGATCGACGACCGGGTCGTGTGGCGCCTGCCGTATGGGCAGGGCCGTGCGCACCCGGCGCGCGAGCAGTCCGCCGAGGGGCTCGTGAACTGCTGGGTGATCTCAGGGGACAGCGGCGACGGGCAACCCGCCGTCGGCCCGGTCGCGGTGTGGGACGACAACCCGCGCAGCCTCACGTACGCGGGTCCCGACCCGGTGAACGATCCGCTCGCGCCGCAGCGGCTCGGGCTGCACGGCGTGCGGTTGCGCGTCGAGCGGTATTCCTCGGCGCTCATCACCGGGGCCGCGCAGGCGCAGACCGTCGGCGAGGCGAAGCTCGCCGACAGCCTCGGCGTGCAGAGCAGCTTGTCGTTCACCTCGTACAGCCACCCCGGCATTGAGCCGGGCGACGTCGTCGAGGTCGAGCTCGAACCCGGCGTGTGGCAACGCCACATCATCGATTCAGTCTCACGGAAGCTCGGCGCCGCC